TGTGTCAAATTCACTAATCTTTGTTTTTGGCATGATTTAATCCCTGGTTTCAAACATTCCGTAATCAGACAATAACTGACCTAATCCAGCCCAATACCTAGTAGACGTTGGAGACATCTGACGGAGTTCTTTTAATCTAGCCATACCATCTGGACTCGTAATAATATTGGCTATCTGATCTGCATTGGCTGAAGCATCTTTACGAATTGCCCAGTCAGAAATAAATTTAACAGGCTGATCTAACTTAATACCGCCAACAAACCTAGCAACACCAGTTGTTACACTGGTCATTGGAGGATTCTTCATCAGTTCTTCAGTAATCAACTGATTAAATGCAGTATCAGACCCTAGCTTTTTAACCCTGCCAGCAGCCTCAAGAACCTGAGCAAGATCACGCAATGCAATATATTCCTCTTTGCCTAATGCTGTACGAATAGCAGCTTTTGACTTTTGATCCCCAAGCAGAATGTTTTGCCAAGTATTACCAACATCAAACCTATCGCCTTGCTGAGTTTTAGCTGGTTTTCTAGCAACATTCCAAGCATCTTCAAGATATGAACGAACTACAGCATTCCAGGCCTCTTGACCACCGTTTTCACCTTTGATAATTTGTTCTTTGGCATAACGAACAGTCTCAGGACTTGGATTATCAAAAATTCTACGAGAGAAATTTTTTAAATTATCCCTAGACATTTGTAATAAAGATGAACCAGTAATTCTCTGGTTAAACTCATTCAAAGGCGCAGATAGACGCTCGAACTCAGCATTAGCAGCAATGTAGTCTGGATTATCTTTACCCATTTGCTCAAGCAATGTATTCTTAATTTCTGCCAAATTCCCCTGTATCTTCTTATCAAGCGACTTGAAAGCATCCTCGTTAAACATTGCATCAAGTTCAAACTTAATGTTTTGCAATACTGGCAATCTGTTTTCTATGCCTTTTTTAGTGACCTCTTGACCAGCCTCGTCTAAGCCAGGAACTTCTCTTTCAAAAAGACCTTTCATCTTTTTAAGATAAGATGCAGCGCGACCGTTGGCAGGTTGTGTCTTTAAAAAATTATCAATCTTGCTAATTACTGGAGCAGTATCTACAGGAACAGATGCAGCAAAAGCACTTGTATAAAGAGGCTCTGTTGCAGCTTTACGCTCGTCTATAAGTTGTTGCTGCCTAGCTTGTAATGCCTCAAAACCCATTGATCCAGCTTGAGCTTGGTCTTGAACCTTAGAAACAGTATTTAAATAATCATCAACGGCTGCTTGTACTTTCTTCTCACGCTCTTTGTAAAACTTCTGCATCTTTACCTGAGACTCTGGCACATTAGTAATGACTTTTTGCTGCGACATCAATGAAGCCAGGTTAGTAATTTCAGCAGGAGTCAATGGAATATCCAAACGACCTGCCTTGGCTCGTAAAGACGTAACCAATGGCACATTCATCTGTGCAATATCCCTAGCTGTTCTACGCTCAACAAATCCCTTACGAATAGCAGGAGCAGTCTCACCTAAAGCAGATAAACCACCAGAAAGAGCGACTTGGTATGGATCAACCTCTTGACCACCAATCAATCCACCTAGTTTTTGGCGCAAATAATTAGCTCCAGCAGCCGTACCACCAGTAATAGTCGCAGCAGTTCCAACACCTAACGGGCCAGCTAATGTAAGCGGAGAAGTAGCGACACCAGCAAAAATATCAGGAACCATCTCAGCGACATCAGGAGCATAATAAGCCGCTGTCGGCAAAGCACCTACTACCTCTTTATAGAACTTCCCGTCATCAGCCTGATACGCTATATCGCCATCAATAACTTGGTAACGGCTCTCAGGAATACCACGTTGTTTAGCAAAGTAGCGAATAGCTGCCATTTTGTCCGTTGGTATACCAGCCATAAACGTAGTGCCAGCACTAGCAGCCATACGAGGATCAGCAATAGGTTTTGGGCCTAATTCTGGGAATTGACCAGTTCCTACTTGCTGACCGGATGTAGCTCTTTGACCACCAACCAATGCAGACGCATAATCAAATTCATCAGTAGCTGGTGGCTGCTGTGGCTTATTAAGCAACTGACCTGCAAAATCAAATTCAGCCATGATTCACCTTAAAATGATACGCCAAACTCAGCCGCCAACTGACGGTTAATGGTTTGTAAATCTGCTGGTTTCTTAGGATCAAGATTGTACTGTTTAGCAATCTCAGCACCCCTAGAGTTAATTATATTTGGCATCTTATCCAAAGGAGTCGCTTCCCAGTTCAAACCTTTTCTCAATGCGTAATTCTTACGAGCAAGGGCATACTTAGTCTGACCAATTGCATTATTTAACTTTGCCTCAAATTCTGTAGGGCTATCACCACTAAATATGTCAGAACCAGCATTAGGCAATGTAGCTATGATTCGTTCTGCTTCTTGCACACCCATAGCCGCACCAGTAATATCTTTAATGGTTTGGTTAAGGTTCTGCAAAGCATTTTGACGATACTGAGAATATTCAGCAAGTTGCCTTTTTTCTGCATCTGGCAATCCACCAAACTTATCTCTAACAGTATTCCATGCCTGTTTACTTCTAAACGCAATATTTTGATATTGTGGCTTATAAGAAAACTGAATATTATTTAGTCGAGTAACAGCATCAGCAGTAGTAATTACACTTTTTTCAACATCACCAGCAGTTGTTTTGCTAAGTTGACCAGTGTAAATTGTAGAAGCACCTGCTTTAGCTTTTGAAATTCCTCGTTTTTCAGCCTCAGAATCAACTTGTTTTCGCTGCTCTGGGCTAAGTTTACTAATGTCTGAAGTGCCAAACATAGCCAAAGCAAGATTGCCATATTCACCAGAAAATTTCTCTTTGTCTTCGGCTGTGCCTTGAACAAGATCAATCTTTCCATTTTGGTCAACTTGGTAAACTTGATTTCTATTCGTTGGCAAACCAAGAGCATTAGCTTCAGCAGATGTTAATGTTTTTGTTACAGTTTTAGCTGAACCTTGGATAAGATCAATTTTTCCGTTAGGATCAATCTGGTAAGTTTTACCTCCAGTAACATCCAAACCTTTATTCTTGGCTTCTTCAGGTGTTAATATTTTAGTTGTAGATGTTCCACTAACTAATGAAGGTATATTGTCTTTAATTGTCCACTTACCTCGATTAGGATCAAGGCCAAGTGACTGAGCTTCAGTATCAGTAAGAATTCTTCCACCACCATAATTAGCAAGCTCACCGCGCTTACTAGAAATTAACCTTCCATCTCTAAAAAAGAGTTGTTCTTTAGGGTCAACTCTTTCGGCTTCCTCTTGGAAAAACCTACCAGTTTCCTTATCGCCCAAAGAAAAAGCCAATGCAGCTTTTCTACGCAATTCATTAGCTTTAGCAACATTAGCAGGATCAACCATCGGTTTTACTTGTGGCTGAACTTGACCACCATCAGCAGTCATTGGAACTTGAGTAGCTCCATCAGTCGGCATTGCAGAAGGGGCCTGAGTTGTCGTTTGTATAACTTGACCATCAGGGCCAAAGCCGTACATCTTTGCTCGTTCCATAGCGAGCATTTGCTTGGTAGCTTCTTCAGGATTGATAGCAAACAGTTGAGCTAACTGAGGATTTTGTTGAGCAGCTTGTTGAATAGCCTTCAATCTATTCGCTGCTTGCTGTTGTGTCAGTGCGGCACTTTGTAATTGCTGTTGCTGGACAATGTTCTGTAATCCCTGCTGATACGCACCACCAGCAGCACCAAAGCCACCAGCCAATGCACCCAAGATATTCTCAGCAGCAGAACGACGAGGCCCGATCTTGCTCATGCCCTGAGCTAGTGCCAAACCAGCACCTAGCAATCCCTGAATATTGGCGGTGCTTTTAGTCTGTGCCAATTGTTCAGGCGTAATAAGCCCCATCCCAAGCAAACCCTCATAGGTTGTCGGAGTCGCAGAGCCAAATACGTTAGGAATGTAATCTGTAATTGCCATATATCACCTAGATAAGTGAAACTTTAGGTATACCTACGTCATACTGTGCAGCTTCCATTGGTATCTGTGAGCCACGCAATAGTCCAGGAGCAGGAAGCGGTCTTTCTGGCTGCTGTAGTAGGCTCTGACCTGTTTGTGATGCCATCTGTGTCAATACCGGATTTTGCTGTGCAAACTGTCCAATTTGACTAAATCGATCACCCAATGTGTATTGATAACCCTGACCAGGCTCAACATTAGGCATACCTAGCGTTAATGGTCTTTCAAATGACGGGGTAATAGCTGTATTTACAGCTCTAGGCGCACTAAAAATACCACTACCAGCACTTTTAGCAGCCTCAACACCTAAAATAGCACTAGGGCCAGTTGCAGCAGCAGTTGCAGCATTAACGCCAGCAGGATTTATAAATGCAGCACCAGCAGGGATATTTGCACCAGCAGCCGTAGTACCAGCCGTAGCAGCCGTATTCGCAGCCGTACTACCAAGGCCACCAAGAGTCGGCATCAAAGCACCGCCAGCAGCACCCATAAACCCACCCAATAAAGCACCCTTGAGTGGATCTTTGTTAGTAAAAGCACCAATGGCAGAGCCAATGAGCATCGGAGCAGCAGCAGCACCCATTATTTACCTCCCTGTGGAGTAGATGTCGTCTTAGTCTCCAATGGAGCACCGTAGAATACGTTAGCAGCACGTTGCAATCTTTCTAACGGAATATTTGCAGCCGCTAACTTACCTTGAATATCTTGGAGGCTGTAACCCTCTGTAGCCTGACCTGCTTGCAATAGGCGCTGAATATCAGCATAGTCAGCAGCAGCCATCTGTGGAGCAGCCTGAGCAGCAGCCATCTGACGAGCACGTTCAGCCTCAGCAGACTGATATGCCAACTGACCACCCTGTTCTGCCAAAGCCCTAGCAAATACGTCCTGAGCGTTCATTTGCTGTTGACCTTGAGCAGCAGACCCATAGCGACCCATTGACGCAGCCTGAGACTGTAGATTCTGGATATTCTTGGTATATTGCTCACCAGACAGACGGTTAGCCTGTTCCAGAGCACCCGATAGGAATGGATTAACGCCTCGCCCTTGAATCGTAGCCAGTTGCTCTGCCTGACCAGCCTCCAATAGCGGAGAACCAGCCTGAGCGCGTTCTGCTGCCTTTGCAATGGCTAACTTAGAAAACTCAGACTGCTCTGGAGCCAGCGTTCCAGGCGCTTGCGGCATGGACTCATAAAGCCTTTGTGCCTCACCCAGACTATAGGTAATATAAGGCTTAAACTCTGGGCCTATCTCCGTTTTGCTCTCTTGTCTTCCTCCACCACCGCCCATATCACACCTCGCATATCCATTTTCTAGGACGGAATCCATAGGCTTTAGCCCTACGAACCCACCCTGGCCTATGACTAGCAAATGTCAAGTATTTAAACTTAGCATCTCTAGCCATATTTTTTATAAATTGTAAACCTTTTTGCACTTCTTGATAATCATTTTCTAACGACCATGCAGCCCAAACGTGCAGTTCCTCGCCCATTGGTTGCAGGATAAAGAAGCCATAAAAATGGTTATTCTTTAGGGCTACCCACAGCATAGCCTTTTGGTTCCAACAATCTGTATATACGTCTTCAGGTATCCAATTTTCAGAACTATGACTCTTAATTTTGTCTAAACCAGCACGAAGACTGGGCCACCATTTGCGGAGATCTTCCACAGGGATATATTTAAATTCTGTCATCCGACAACTATATACATGAATTCGCAAACATGAGCATTACTAGCATGATTTATTACGGCAGACCCTTTAGACCTAGTTCCTACCCATAATTTAGCCATTTCCTGAGCGCCTTTATCGTTCATTGGCGTGAAAATAATTGCTGAATCGTAACCAATTCTGGGGTCGTTTAATGTTGTCTGTGTTGCACTGGTTGCTGTCGTAAAGTATCCTGCATTATTGGTTTTCCCGTCCATAATCCCGCGAACAACCTCAGCAACTTGTCGCTCAGTTGCACCAAATGGCGGCAAAGTCCGAAACTGTACACTTCTGTCTGTCACTTATAATCCTTTTATCGATCACCTTGTTTTACAATATCAACCTCTATTCCAACGGCTGTTTTCCAAACATTACCAATCGGAGTCATTCTTAATCTGTGATAATCGCCATTAGACCTCAAGCTCACGCGATTTTCAGCATCAGCAGTTACATCTGACCCATAATTAACTTGTTCATAAAGATTATCACGGCTTGCAACAGCAATAGAGGCATTAGCTGAACCACCACCAACATCAAGAATTGGTCTAGCTAGGGTTATCGTAGACCGCCCTATATCAATGTCACCCGTTGATATATTGGCAGACTTAGGCTGACCAGAAAAAGCAATAATTTTTTTGCCAGTTACGCCAAGCAATAGCAAAATACCACCAGCCCAAACACGAGAATCTAAAGGTATTTGGCTTGCTAAATTATCAATATCTGGAAATGATATTATGCAATTTGATGTAGAAATAGTTGCACTTGTAGCCGCTGTAAATGTAAATGTATTTGCATCAACTTTTGTTATTGGGAATGTTCCATCTACTCCAGCACCAGAAGTCGCATCAAATTTTATTCGAGCGTTAGTCTCTACCCCGTGATTCGTTACGGAAACAGTAACAGTAGTGCCACTCTGGGTATACGTTCCTGTTTTTGCTCCAGAACTATTAAAAAAGTAAATATCAATTTGCTCAAGCGTAGCACTAGGAGTTAGACCAAACGCAACGGCTGTAGCTGTAGTTTCTGCATAAGACCATTTATTTAATTCAATTGAATAAATAAGAATGCTATTAGAGCCAAAAATATTATTAAATTTCCAATAAATTAACTTATTAACTGGGTCAACAGTAGAACTCATTCCTGTAGCAATTTCACCAGGAATAACATTAGAAAAAAACCAACGGTTTACTTTCTCAGCACCAATGCTTCTAGTTGACTGACCATCACAAACATAAAATCCATCGTCTGCAAGGAAATAAGTCAAATTTCCATATTGAGTAATAGATCCATTGGAAATACATCCCAAAGTTCTGGAAATAGCATCAAACTGAAAGAAAAACGGAGAGCCTGTATAGCTCATCCGGTAAATAGCGCGCTCTAAGAAGATAAGTCCATACTCACCACCTGCTAAACCCGTAATGTCTCCACCATCAGGAAGTACCTGAAAGTCAGATTGAGAAGTAGCCGCAGGAGTCCAGTCCGTTTCATCATTTATATCTGACCAGTAAACCTTGCTCGTACTTGTGCCATCGTTAGCAGCAACAACGAAATCACGAACAACAGTTACATACTTTGCAACAGGAGCACTAGCAGATAGATCGCCAATTGGTTGTGGTATTACATTTAAAGTTACAGATTGCAGCTTATTAATACCGTTGGCTAAGATCATCTTAGAGCCAAACTGGGTAATATCCCATGCCTCAACAGCCGAATATCCAGTTGTATTTAATGCAGTTAAACTAAAATTAGAACTATCAAACTTGTATACTTTTGAATCACTAGCTGCAAATAAGGTAGTAACTGAATCATACTTACCAGCAAAAACAGTAATTAAGTCAGTATCAGCATCAGAAGAATAATCAGCCTCACTCTTAATAGGAGCATATCCGTTAGTAACTGGATAACAATTCTTAGCTTCCGTTACCCCGCCCATAACACCAGGCTGATCGGGTAACCACTCGCCAAACATGATTTTTTGTTTCATTGTACTAACCACGTTGTAGTAACTACTGGACTATCTACCCACTGCTCACCGTAAATAGCACCTTTTGCAGTAAACAAAGATTTAGCATTCACACTACCAGAAGCAAAAACAGTCAAACTTAAATTAGCAGTAACAATCGCTGTACCAGTAATCTGAGCAGATCCACCCAAGGTAACAAAAGCATCAGCAGAAAGAGAAGATCTTCCCAATATTGCAGCATTACCACCAACAAATTTAGTACCGTTAGCAGTAACCGTTGACGTTCCAACTATGGCAGCTACAGCACTTA